CTGGCGGCTCGGCCACACATACGGGACACCGCCGCGCCCGGTCTCGGCTTACACCGTCAACGACACCATCGAGCAGTTGAAGAAGCTGTTCACCTACCTGCGGCCGAGCGTCCGGTTTCCGAACGAACCGAAGTGGCGGGACCTGTGGCTCGACGAGCCGAAGCGCCCTGCCCGCGAGCTCGGCCCCGACGAGACGAGCCGCCTCGAAGTCGCGATCACAAACCAGCGCGAGGATTACGAGCCGCTGTTCGAATTCTGCCGCGCCACCGCGAAGCGCAAGATCGAGAGCCTGACGCTCGAATGGTCGTGCGTGAATTGGGACACCCGCACCATCACGATGCGGACCAAGGGCCGGGCCGGCGGCAAGATCAGCACCATCAAGATCAATGACACCATCCGTGAGATCCTGTGGCCGTTGCGCGGGCACCATCCCACCCGGGTGTTCACCTACGTGGCGCAGCGCACCCGTGACGGCCGGGTCGAGGGTCGGCGCTACCCGATCACCAGGGATGGCTTGCGCAAGGTATGGAATGCCATCAGGGCCGAGGCGGGCCTGCTGGTCGGCGCCGACCGGATGCGCTTCCACGATCTGCGGCACGACACCGCCAGGAAGGCCCTCAAGGCGATCGGCACCGCGGAGGGCTTCCCGATCGTCCAGAAGATGCTCGACCACGCCGACGTCGCGACGACCCTGAACATTTACGGCGCCGCGAACGAGCAGGCCGTTGCCGACGCAATCGATAAGCTGGCCGAGCAGCGCAAGTCCGCGCGCGTCACCGGAGCACGCAATGCGAGATCGAAGTGACGGGCCCGAGGGCACGACATCCGATGAATGCTGGCTCGGCGACGGCGTCACCGCCACCTTCAACGGCTACGACATCACCCTGTCGACGCCGCGCGACGGCGCCGAGCATTGGATCGCGCTCGAACCTGAGGCGATCAGATCGCTGGTGCGGTTCGCACGGCGCATCGATGCAAAGTACGACGCCAAACACTTCGCGGTCGACGGAGTCTGAGACAAAAACCACCGGAGTTTCCACCGGAGCCGCCGGGCGAAGCTTGCATGAACCGCTGGGGCACAGCATGATCTTCGATTTAGGACGCCATTCTGGGGGACTGGGGGTCCCGAGTTCAAATCTCGGCGCTCCGACCAGAAAAACCTCAACAAATCAAAGGTTTTACCCAGTCGCCACCTGTTCTCGCGAAAGCACGAACAGGGGGCAAAAAGGGGGTGTTTTGGCGTATTCGGTGACACAAACCACCGGAGCCACCACCGGAGGCTGGCCCTCCCACCAACCCGAGCTTCCTACGCTGGCGAATCAAAGCAGGCGCCGGCGCGGGACGGCCGCTCCCGGGGACTGCCACGGACTCCGGGGGCGGCTCGATGTTTCACGAGGGAGGATGGCTTGATGGGAAAGTCTCCTGATCCGAGGTGCCGCGATTTGGCTCGGCACTTTCTTGGCGGCGCGGCAAGCGACCGACTCGTCTCAAATCTTGCGCAGGCGATACAGGACGAGATCGAAAGCTGGATAAAACACGAGAAGGACGAGCTTGAGCGGCAGCAAGAGGAGCGTCAATGACCCTCGTCACGTGGACGATCTACGACCATCCCAAAGATCGGCCAGACGCTTTTGTCGTGCGCAAGTTTGTTGGCGAGAGTCCGACCGCCGAAGCCTACGCGCATCCTGATATCGCGGTGTTGCGTGAGATGATGCTCGATGCCGGCCTTGTCTGCTTGCCCCGGCATGCAACCGACGACTCGGTCATCGTGGAAACCTGGATATGAGAAAGGAGAGACGAATGAACCCCCACGTTGAAATCGCGCTTGCACATCCGGTATTCGACCCGGATGTGCAGATCACGCAGAGGTTTTTCTGGCTGGCCGAGCGCGATGTCTCGGCTGGATTGACATGCAACATCGGCATGGAATGAACCGTCTATGCCGGCGGGCGGCCCCTGTGGCAGCTCAGTCTCGTCCATCGTGACGCGACAGGAAAGCCGGTGCCGGTGCTCCGTTGGAGCCCGACCAAGTGGCGGAAGGCGGAAGCGTTGCGGGACCGCATCATGCGTGGTGTCGGCACTGACGAGCTATGGGTGACCGAGGAAATGTCGGCCGAGATCGGCGAGCGCGCCGTTGCGGTACACTACCGCAAGCCGCTGCGGGTCGACGAGGTCGCCAGGATGGCACCAACGCCTGAAGTCCGGGAGCGACCGGGAAGGCCATGATGACTGACGAATGGAAATGCTGGCACTGTGGATTCAGATCGTCAGTGCGTTCGAATTTCTTAGTGGGTCACGACATGCAAATCGATGGACCGATTTACCACTGTCGGAACAGCGATGCTTGCGAGCTACGCTACATCGCCACAAGGATCGATCAGCGTGACGAGAGGTTGAGGTGAACGTGAAGTGCTACTATGTGACCGGCACGCCGTTGACCAGCACGATCACTTCGCCGACCACGTCGATGTCGACCCGCACTGTCGCCGGCCGCGCCGGCGGCACCGGGCGCGGTGGACGCTCACCGCCTGCGGGCGGCCGCTCGGCCATCTGTGGCGGCCCCCCGAGCACCTGGGCAATGGACTCGCAGATCACGTCGAAGTTCGCCTCGTAGAGTTCGGCGTCGGCCGCGCTGTCGACGAAACAGGTCTCGATGAGCACGGCCGGCTTTTCGGTGCCGTTGAGGAACGCCAGATCGGTGCGCTTCTTGCCGCCGCGGTCGATCAGGTCGCCCGCGTCCGCGATGGCCGCCGACATCTCGCCGGCAAGCGCGGGCTGCGTGACATAGAGCACCTCGCATCCCATCGGCTTCGTTGTCTCGACGTAGGCATTGAAATGGACCGAAATATCGATTTCTCGATCTTGCCGATTGTGCCACGACACGATGGCGTCCAGGTTCTGCGACTGGGTGGTGCTAGTGTCATCGTGGAATGTGAACACGTCGACCCCGCGCGCGGCCAGCTTGTCGGCCACCGCCTCGACCACGCGGCGGGCCTCGTCGACCTCGTCGAGAACCCCGCTGGCGCCGCGCACTAGGGCGCCGTGGCCTGAAGATATTGCAACGCGATCGTATGGCATAGCAGCGGTTTCCCCTTGCTCGAACGGAAACGTCACCTCGACCTCGTCGTCGGTCTCGATCCCGAGCGCGTCCATGAGGCCAGGCGAGATGTCAGCGACGCGCCCGGTGTCGACGTGCGGACCCCAATCGGCCGGGTCGCAGATGAACGCTTTGCCGGTCTTGGGCGCGCGCACCAAAACTGTGACATCGAGCAAGTCGTCCTTGGACGTGCCTGGGGCTTCGTAGTCCCACCGGCACGCGATGTAGAATTTGCTCGGATCGAGTCTGCGCGCCAGCCCGGTCGTGCCGGGCGGCTGCGTCGGCAGGAACAGGTGCGGCGCCATGTCGACCGAGTAGATGAAGGCGAGCCCTTCGCTCGATGAGACGCCAGTGTCGTTCGGCCCCCCGAACCACGAAACCTTGCCGCGGAGCTGCGTGGTCATGGCGTCGGCGCTCGGCAGTCGCGGATATCGCGGACAAGGCTGGCGATTAGATCGCTCTGCGTCTTGTTGCGCTCTGAGGCGTTTGCGGCGACCTGCCCGAGCACATAGGCCGCGAAGCTGAGAAATCCGATGTTCACCAGCAGAAGCGCAATCGCGAGCGGCGTTGACTTCATGGCGTCGATCGCGGTGTTTGCGACCTTCGCGGCCTCTTCGGAGACGACCATGGTTATAGTCTCGCGCTGTCGATGAAGATCTTGCCGTCCAGAGGAGAAAACAGTAGAAAGATCAAAGACTTGTCGAGTAATTGACGTTCAACTGATCCCCATTCACCACCGCTTTGTCGCCGGTCGAGAACGTGCCGGCGGACCACAGCGTGCCGTTGGCGTCGTCCTTGGTGTTGACCGCACCGCTGCCGAAGCAGAGGAGCGCCCCCTTGATGGTGCCAGTGCTGGTAATGGCGAACGACAGCGCCGCCGATAGCGCCTTAGATCCTGCCGATGACGCCGACCAGACCGCGGTCTTGCGGTTGCCGGTATAAGTCGGCGCGTTGGCGCCGCCGGCCTCGAGCCATCCGGAATGTGATGCCATCGTGTCGCTGGCCGCGACCGCCGTATAGGACACCGACGAGATCAGGCCCATGAATGGCCCGGTCACGGTGTAGGCCGCACCGGCGAGGAACGCATCCAGCGCCAGGTTCTTGCCGACAGTGCAGACCACGTTGTCGATCGTATCGCGCCATTTGAGCTTGCCGTCCGCCCCGATGCATTCGATCTCGTAGCGACCGTGCGCTTCCGCATGCTCTCCGAGACCGCTTCCACGAATTACGAATGCGTCGTTGCATTCGCGCGCCTTTGCGCGTTCCTGCTCGTCCATAATCCTTTTCTCCGTCAAGTAAGAACGATCTTTGGATCGATATAGACCGTCGTGCTCGGCTTCGCGGCGCGCACCCGCGCGTGCAAGTAACCGGCCATGCCGGGCTGCGGCGAGGATAGCGTTATGGTGAGCTTGAATGGGCTCCAGCCTGCGCCGCTGCCGCCGCCGTTCCAGGTCGAGCCGTCCGACGACACTGCCGCGTTCGCCGCCAGCAGGTTGGCCTTCGTCGAGGCGACGATAGTGCCGATCGGGACCGACGACGAGCCGAGGTATTCCACCTCCAGCCAGATGTCGTCATTGTTCGGCAGCGCACCGGCGTTGATGGTGCCGAATACGGTCACGGTCACATCAGCGCCAGTAGTCGGATTCCATATTGCGTAGGGCTCGGCTTTGAACGGCCGCAGCCATTGCGGGTTCGACGTGGTGACAATCTTGCGGGACTGCGCCTGCCCAGCCGCATCGACAGCGCCGCCGATGCGGGTGATCGAGGTCTCCGTCGTCTCGGAACCCTCGTAAACGTAGCGGGCGGATTTATAAGCCGTCGCACTGCCATCTGCGCGTACAATTTGGATGGTCTGGCCGCTGCTTGACGGGGTCGGAAACGTCGCAGACGCATTGAGCTTGCAGTCCTTTATCAACCAATTTCCTACCGAAGCATTAGCTGCTGCAAAAATGCTGACGATTTGACTAAGATCGAGGGCCTCTAAGATAAAGGTGGTCGCATAATTGGCGGCAGGTGTCTGCAAAAGATTATTAGGCACCGACGATCCGGTAACCAGTATTTGCCCCGTATTTTGCCAAATAAAATTTATGGTGCCGGCGCTGATGACCTGTGAAGTGGCCGCAAAACTAACTTGGCAATTGTTCCAGATCATGGCCATAGCAGAACTAGTCGAACTCAAGGTTATCGCCGACAAACCACTAGTAGTGGCTAACTTGAAATTACAGTTGTCAAAATAATGAGAATAAGTAAACCCGGCGCTGGCAAGCACTATGCTTGCCGTGCCGGATTGTCCGACCCCAGCTATGAACGTCAACCCGTAAACATAAAGCGCCCCAGCTACCCCAGTGAAGTTAATGTTCACCGCCGCAGTCGTTGAGATCGTCGCCGTCGTTGCCAAATTGGCCGAGGTCGGCGGATAACTACCAGAGTGATTATGGCAAATAATTTTGCCGACCGTCGGTTGACTCAGCGTCGGCGTAATCGTAATCGCGGTCGCCTGCGACTCAGCGTGGTTGTCGCCGACGTAGACCGTGTTACCAGCGGCGAACCAGGTGTTCGTACAAGCATTGGCCAGCCGCGCGTGCGGCGCCTGACCGCCGGTGAAGTTGCCAACCACGCCCAGGCACGTCCACGTCGTCGTTCCGTCCGCCTGCGTGGTCCCTGCCGTGTTGTTCGGCCACGCAGGTTCGCTCGCTCCCATCGAGCCAGCCGTGGTGCAAATCCAGTAGCTCGCGCCATTGTTACGCTGGATAATCGCGCCAAGCGTAGGCGCGCCGATCGCCTTGGCCTGGGTCCAATTAACGGTGTTGGTCAGGTCGCCGTTGACGGCGGCCATCCCGGTGCATTCCTGCCACGTCGCGGTGCCGTCCGTGGTCTTGGCGCCGCGTGTGAGCACCCAGGTCGCGTCGGTAACGTTCGCAGTCGTGCCCGCCACGATGCAGACAAATACCCGCTCGCTGCCGACCGCAGGCGCTGTGAACTGGCGGCATAGCTGACCCGCAACGACCGCGGTGTTTTGCGGCCTCTTCGCGACGGCATAGTGGCCCGTCGTGCTCTGGTCGCCAGCGTTGCAATAGAAAGTGGTGTCGTAGAAAGCCACTTATATCATCCTTCGATGTAGATCACGGTCGGTTGCGGTGTCCTCGGCATGATTGGGCCATCGAGCGCCAAGACGCCGTCGAAGAGCGAACCGGCAATCTTGGAGCCATCGACCAGATCGGCCGCACTTGCCGCCTCCACCACCGACCCGGTTCGAGGCACTGCAGCCGAGAGCGTATCGGCCGCAGAAACCGCCTCGACAATCGCGGTTGCATAGGTGAGGCCGGCGTTGACGGTCGAGGCCGCGTTCGCCGCCTCGACAATGATCTCGCCGAGGTAGGCGTCGAGGTGCTCGCGCAACGAGGCTGGATCGTCGACTAGCGTCGCGAAAACAACATTGCCTGTGCCAGGCGAATCCGCTGCCGCGGCAGCCTCGACGATGCCGGCTGCGATGGCCGCCCGCCGCTGCAGTTGGCTGACGTTACAAACGAGCATGCGCTAGGCTCGGATCTGGCGTGTACTTCTCAATTCCCCCTGTCGGAGCGAATTGACCGCCAGGGATTACGTTGCCGTCCGCGTCGACGCCGCGGGAACCGGTGTTCTTACCCGCGATCCAGTTGCTGCTGCCGTGCAGCAAAATGTCCGGCTTGCCCAACAGCGCAATGGAGCCCGAAGCATGGTCTGTAGCTGACGCCGTCTTGTCTGGCGGCACAGGTTTGCCGTCCATGTCGACGAAGGCGCGGCGCTTGGCTTCAATGCCGGTGTCTAGCGTCACCCCGAACCACATCTGAAACTCAGCCAGCTCGCAGTGATAGACAGTCTCGACGTAGTCGGCGCTCGCCGGGAACCCCATCGGTCCACCGTTTATCGGCAGCGGTGACGAAGGCCAACTGTATTCCGGCCATTGCGCGCCAGTGGTGAATTCGTCGGTATAAGAAAAGCTACTTGAATCGAAAACGCCATTGTTTGCATTTTGAGTGACGATCGCGTTTGGGCCCTTATTGCTCGCCCAAGCGTTCCCCATGCCGTCTTCGCCGTTTTTGTCCTCATCATCGAAGGCATACCAAAGACTGCACCAACTCGAAATTCCGTCGCCAGGAACGTGCTCCGTCGGAGCGCGCTCTATAGCACGGACAGCGACACCACCGGAGAAATCAAATGATACAAGAATGTGATGCCACTGATCTGGCGTAACAGGAAATTTTGGATTGATCAAAAATGATTCCGGCTGAAAAGCCACGGTATCTGACCTGTCTAACACGGTCTGATATTGCTGAAATGGCGGCTGACCGGGAGCAGATGGTGGACTCTGCCAATGAACTTCGATCCGCTCGGCATACAAGCCGGCCATGTCCGCCTTAGTGTCCATTTGAAAGTATAGCTTGAGTGTTGGCGGGCCGTCTTCGCCGTTTTCGTCTTTCATCATGCAATCAATCCCGATATGCGACGGCTCGAACGGTGCTGTGCCGGCATCAACAGGATGAAAGCTGTAGGCTTTGTAGCGATACAGATCAGTATCATTATATGGAGGAGGCGGATTAAATGTTCCATCCAGCCTGTACTCAAACTCGTAAATATTCGTCTGCTGTTTGACGCCAAACGTGACCAGCGGAATCACGCCATCGAAAATAGTCGGTCTATTGATCCCGTCGTCATTGCCAGAGTAGTCATTGCCGTAGCGGCGCGCCTTGTCGACCGAGTCCTGCGAAAATCGAAACCAGAACGAAATCGTGCCCTTCGATGCGTTCGTTGTATGGATGGATGGGAGAGTGAGGTAGCTCAAGCCGTCACCTTACGCTTCAAGGCGACGGCTGGCGGCTTCGGCGGCTTCGGCGCATCGGCCCCGTCGCCGAACTCGACCGCCAGTCCGCCGCCCCAATTCACATTGACTATGCGCGTCAACACATCCTGAGAATACGGCCCGGTCGGCGGCATCAGATATCCGTGCGCAGGAACGGCAGCGTCACCGACAGGCCGCTCGCCCCGGCATTGTTGGATGCTGTGACCCGCAGCGAATAACTGTCTCCCTCGGCAAAGTTCACGCTAGCCGGGATATTGAACGTCCCGCTTTGACCGCCGCCGGCGTCGAGCGTTCCACCGGCGGTGAATGTGATCGTTCCGATCTCGACGCGATTCTTCTGGATCGAGATGACGATATTGGTGCCGGCGCCGATGCCGACATCCAGATAGGCATAAGCATGAGCGTTGCCGCTCACCAATTGCATGGTCCGGCCGGCAATGGCCTGGAACAGCACCTCGCCCGCGGTGCGCTGAACGCTTCCCGGCACGAAGATCGCGGCGTCGTAATTGACGTCGTAGAGCGGCATCCAGAACGAATAGAGCGGGTTGCCAGAACCGTCCGTCGCAGCCGGATCGAAAGCCGCCGGCAGCGCCGGCGTCGTGTGGCTGACGAGCACCTGGTACATGCCGCGGCCTCGCACCGAGACCATCTGGCCGATCGTATACGGCGTGCCGTTTGTCCACTGGCCCACATATGTGATGACCGCAACCGGCAGCGGAATGACTTGCGTCGTTCCATCGGTGAAGTGGAACGTCATGCTGTTGGCGGTATAGGTGACGGTGTCGATGCGCTTGCCCTCGGCGAGCGCCGCGTTCAAGTCGACGATGCGATGATCGACATCGTAAAAGTTGCCGTCGACCTGAGCCGCGCTGTTCGGCGCGCCGGTGCCGGCGCCCCAGGCGCCAGTGGTGACGTAGACGATTGTCATGATGAATTATCGGAGCATGTCGGTAAATTTGACCTCGATATTGTCGACAGGCGGGGGCTCGGCATAAATCACCTTTACCGCGCCTTGGTCTCCCCCGTCGTCGAGCTTTACCTTCTTCAAGCGCTCGACCTCGATGAAGTTGTCCTTGTTGATCGTGCCGTCGTCGTTCAATTGATAAACCTTCTCTACGTTGTATTGCCGTTTCGTTTCCTGCTGCTGCTTCGTTTCGGTGTGGCTCGCACTCCAGCTATGCGGCAGATCGATGAGCTTGCCGCCCGTTCCGCTGATAGCGGCAAAGCCCTGATCGGGATTACTCTCCGGCGCCAGCATTCTGGCCGCAGCTGGCCGAATATTGGGAAACACGACCGGCCGGACAACGACTTCTAAGCCTGCCATTATTCCGCCTCCAGATTGTACCCGGTCGGGATATTGAGATCGCCGACTTGCACCTCGTAGTCGCTGGAAAACTGCCGCGACATGCTCTTGAGCTTGAAGCTCGCCTTGGTCTCGTATTGTTTCAGCGCGTCATTGATGGCCTGGCTCCGCGCCGCGGGGATCTCTTTCATCTGATCGATGGTTGCGCCGCTGATCGGCACCGAGGCAAATTGGCCGGCGCGGAACAGCGGGGCCACCTGCGCCGAGGCCGGATTTTCGACGACGAGCGGCGTCTCGATCACATCCTCCGCCCTGAGGACGGACAGGAACTCGATCCCGTCGTCGTTCGGGTCTGCGCTCGGCGGCTGATAGCCGACCGACGTGTCGAACAGAACCGTTCGGCCGGTGAACTGCTGATAGTCGGCACCGACATAGTCGATGCTGCAATAAGTCGGGTCGCCGCCCGCTGCCACCGCCGAACCGCCGTAGCCGATGGCGCAGCCGATGCGGACCTCGCACTTGATGTGCCCGTCCGAGCCGTCCAGCGCCAGCGAATATCCGATGATCTTGCCGAGCGCCTCGCCGACCCGCGGCTCGACCAGAAATCCGTTCTTGCGCAGCGTGATTTCCGGCATGCGCGACAGTTTCGGGGCGAACGCGATTTCGACGACGCGAGCCCGTTGCAGCAGGTGCGCCCGCGCCAGCGCGATCAGATGCTCGATGCTTCGATTGCCACGCTCGGTCGCGATATAAGACCGGCGCCGCGGATCGCCGATCGGCACATAGTCGCCAATCGTTTCGCTCAGGTTGACCGATTTAATATCGTTGATGAGCAGCGCCTCGCCGTCATTCGGATCAGTCAGGACTGGCTGCACATCGGCATAGAGCGAGAACGTCACGACCTCGGTGCATTGGCGGTTCGCCGTGTATGCCGCCGATAGCGTGACAGTGGTATAGTTCAACGGCAAAAAGGCACCCGTGGCCGAATAGCTGCGACTGTACGAATTATTTTTCCCCGTGGTGATGGTGTCACTGGTCACCAGCTCGGAAAAACCGATTCCGATCGGCGCATCCACATAGCTCTGCGTATCCTCGAACGTGGTGGTGTAGCTCGAGGTGCCAAACCACCCGGTGTCTGGATTCGTCACCGTCAGCTTGCTGCCCGAAATCCTGGTCTTGACCTGAAGGCTATACGGTGTGCTGGCGGCTGCCTCGGCCACGACCCAGCCATCGCCAATCCCGGCGCCCGCCTTCGGCCAATTGTCGGCCGTCAAGCTGTACGACGTGATCATGCCTCGATAAGTGTCCGGCCAGTTCCCAATCAGATAATTAGTCAGGTCGACCTGGCCTTGCGCCGATTGGGTCCAGGTGTATTCAGCGCTGACGTCGACGCGCGCCAGTGGCCCGCTGGTGAGGTTGAGGCTCAGGCCGTCATAGAGCACCTTGCCGCCTTCGCTGGCGCCATCGAACTCGACCAGGCCGTCTTCGCCGGTGATCTCGTCGGACACGGTCAGAACAAGAGTCTCGCGATCGTAATGCCAGAGCTTGCTGTAACCCTCGAGCACGACCTCGGGATCGGTGCGGCGCGTCGGATCGATCACCACCTCGTCGTAATACGGCAGCACGCGCAGCATATCGGCGAGGGCCGCCTTCTGCGCCACGAGGTCCATCGGACGCGCGACGAACTCCAGCGTCACCAGTTCTTCGAAGATGCTGGTCGGCACGCCGACGAGACGGCCGCGAAACCTGATCAAGTCCGGCCCACAGTCGAGCGCGAACCACGCCCATATCCGGCGCCCGGGACCGAGCAGCCCGATTGCATCGCCGGCGTCATTGCGCGGCCGGCGGACCACCACCGTCAGGCTCGCGGGATCGCCCTCGTCCTGCTTCAGGGTGAACGAGAAGACATCCTCGTCCCAGCGCATATGCTCGGGACCGAATACCGTCTCGCCTGGATCGATCCAGGCAAAATATGGCATCCCGGCTGACATCAGGCGATTACTCGCTGCTCGGCTTCGAGCTTCCACGCCACCTCGGCCGACCATTCGTCCTTGGATACGTTCCAAGCCGTGATCTTGGCGAGAATAGTCAAAACATCGCCGGTCGTGTTGGCGACGCCGAGGCCGGGAATGCAGACAATGGTGACGTCCGCCCCGGGCCAAATGCCGGTAAGTTCGGGCGCCTCATGATCGCTGCAACTAATCGAAACTTTGTGCTGCTGGAATTGGGCAAGCGAGATGTCGGCCAACGCGCCGCGACAATCACGCGCCAGATTCGCCGCCTGCTGAATCGGCTCCAACGTCATGGTGATACCGCGCGCGGCCCAGGGACTGAGATCGACGCCGTCGATCGACAACAAAGTCATTTGAGGCATTAGCTATCGACTCGGGTTGCGTTTGTCAGGTAAACGGATGCGGCAAGGCGTGGCACGGCGCAGCTGGGCGAGGTACGGCTCGGCCGGGCGAGGCGATGCTGGGCAAGGCACGGCATGGAGACGAGGAGGCCTCAGCTTAACCGGCTGGGGCCTTTTCTCTTTTAACTGTATCGAGATGGTTTTCTCCCACCGCTTCTAACCTGCGCCAGCGCCGCGCTCCTACGCAGTTCCTCGACCACATCAGACGAGGCGCGCAATCCGGTGATGGCTGGCAGCCCGGGGAATTGAATGGTGACGTGGTTCAAGCCGCCGCCGGCGAAGGCCGGAATACCGATCGGCGCATGCACCAGACCGCCGAGCGCGAAGCGGCTCATGCCATGAAGCACATCACGAAGATCGCCCCCCGAGCGCCGCAGCGCCTCGAGGAAGGCCAAGACGCCCGGCTGCGCTACCGCCCGCGCCGGCGTGATGTATTCGCCGCGGCTAACCCAGGCGAGATTACTGTCGGACGTGCCGCTGCCGCGGCCACCGAGCAGCCCGCCGCCCGCGAAGCCGCCGCCGCCGCCGCTGCCCGACGGCGAACCGCCGAACCCCAGGCTGCCCAACACGCTGTTGAACGTATCCTTGATCCATTGCCAGGCATTGGCTACCGGCGTCGTGACCCAGGACGTGATCAGAGCCGTGGCCTGATCTATCGCGCTGCTGAGCGAGCTCACGGCGCTGTTGAAGGTGTCGACAATCCATTGCCACGCATTCCCGATTGGCGTCGTGACCCAGGCATCAATGAGGGACTTCGCCTGTTCTATTGCGCTGCCGAGCGCGTCCGCCATGATCTTCATGGCCCCTGGAATCTCAGTTACAAAAATGGCTGTCGCGGCTGCGCCAAGCACGACAAGCAAAGCCGGTATCCCACCAATGGCCGCTGCTAAAATACTGAACACCACTCCCACAACAGTAAACGACGCGGCCACTACAGTTGCGACCGACGCCAATGCTTGGAGCGCACCCGACATTTGACCGAGTACTCCCAGCAAAATCACTCCCGTCCCTGAAACCTCGGCCCCGAATATGCGGCTGACGATCGGCGCAACGGCGATCGCGCCTCTGCGGAGAGCAAGAAATGCACCAGCAATGAGCGCGATCGTCGCCGGCAATTCCACGCCGATTTGCTTAATAGAATCGATGAACTCTTTCACCCATGGTGTCTTCTGCGCTTCCTGGCTGATTGTCTGAAATGCGGTAACGGCCGCCGCGCTGAACTGAGTCCAGAACCCCGCGAAATCGCCGGCGAACAAAAGCTTGAATGAATCCACAATTTGCGCCAGCGACTCGGGGATCAATGCCGCTGCCTTGGCGGCGCCGGCCGATATCTGATCCCAGAACAGCACCACCAGCGCGACCAGCGGAATCAGGATGGGGCCGAACCCGGCGAACAAGGAAATTAACGCTGTGAACGGCGACAGCACCAGGCCGATGCCTTTGAATGCAACCGCCAGAGCGAGCGCGGCAGCAGCCGCCGTGATAAAGAATGCAGCCACCTGACTTTTCGTCACGCCCTCGAAATTTGCGGCGACCTGCTCGACGATGCCCAAGAGCGCCGCACCCGCCGGCACCAGAACATCGCGCCATATCCCGGCGAGCTGCTGTCCGACCGCGATCAGAACCTTGAACGTGGTCTGGATCGCACTGTCTTCGGGAGCGGACGCAAAGGTCGCTTGCTTCTGATCTGAAAGCCCCAGCCATATCCTCAGCAGCTCGCGCGAGCCGTCGACCAGCTTCGTCAGCCATTCGGTCTGCGCCAGTGCGCCAGTGAGAAATACCGCACCGATCTGATCCTTGGTAGCCCGTATTGCCTTCGTCAAATCCTCCCATGCCATCTTGACGGCTTTGGCATCATCGGCCTGCTGGGAGGTCATGTCGCGGGAGGCCTTTCCGACCTCTGACAGTGACTTTGCCTGCTCGACCGTGGCAGTCTGCCCGGCGAGCAGTGCCTTGATGGCTTCTTTCCAGTTGTCGCCGAAGAGCTTGAGGCCGGCCGCTGCCTGGTCCGTTGGGGTTTTTATATTGTTGATGGCCACGGCAGCGGCTCGCATGATGGCGAGGGTGTCCCCGGTCGCAATAGTCTTCATGCTGACACCGAGCTTCGCAAGCTCGCTCGCCGCCTCACTGGCCTTTCCCTTCGTATCCGTGGTGGTATCGTTGAATCTGCTGATGATGACAACGCCGCCGTCTAAAGTTTTGACTGCCTGAACGGTCTCACTGCCCAGTTGCGCGATCCCTCCTTTCGCATCGGCCGCGAGGCCGCTGATCTTGGATAACGACTTCTGAAAGTCATCGTTGGAAATGGACGTGTCGGCGACCGCCCTGCGCAGTTCTATCCATTGCGCGGTGGTCAGCTTTAGTTTGTCGGCCTGCTCGTTGAGCGCGGCGCCGGTTTCGACCGCGCCCTTAGTCAGTGACCCTGTGAGTGCCGCGATGGCGGCCACGACGCCGGCGGCGGCGAGCTTGAAGGCAGTTGCGGTCGAGACGAGCTTGGCGCTGGCGGATTCTCCGGAGGCGCCGATCTGCTGCGAGGCCTGCCCGATCGCACTTCCGACCTGCTGCGCCGCTGCGGCGGTCTTCTGCAATCCGGTTGCGACATCCAGGGCCGACTTGGTGCCCTGGCTGCCGAAGCCTATGACGCTTTCCGCCAGCGCCTTGAATTGGTTTCCCAGTTGCGCGCCGGCGGTGCTGAGCTGGTCAAATGCCTTCTTGGTATCATCCACGCGCCCCGGATCGATCTGTGTCTTCTGGGCAGCGTCCTGTATCTGCTTGAAGGAGGCCTCGCCGGCCTTGCCGAGCGCTTCAAGCTGCTTCTTGATGTCATCGCCACCTTCGAGGGTGATGCGCTGGCTTATCGTTTTGCTGGCCATCGATGATCAGCCCTTGATCCGTTTCTCGTAGAACTCGGCCATGCGCGCGGCCGCCTGCGCGAAGATGCGATAGAGATCGAACCGCTTGTGGATGTTGACCCGGCTTATCCCGACAAACAGCGGACCCAGTTGGCGCTTGCCGGCATCGAACAGCAGCGGCGGCTTGCCGGCGACGTTCACTGACACCAGCTTGCCGGCGTATGCGCGAGGTGAATGGATGCCGGCCGGCAGGTTCCGCTCGATCGGCAGCCAGAGCAGCGGTTTACCGCCAATGCTGGCGCCGCTTTCGAAAACGCCGGCGAACGGCGTGGTGTCAAAGATCAGCGCGGCCGGATCGCTGCCCTTGTTCAGATAGAACTTCGAGGTGAGCGCCTTCTGCCATTTCGCCGGGAAGCCGGCCGAGGCGATATTTGCCCGGCCCTGGGCGACCGCCAGCTTCGCAGCATCCTGCACCGCGCCGGCCCTGGCCGCGTCGATCTGGCTCTGGATGTCCTCGATCAGCGCCTTTAGGGCCGATTCCTGCGCCGAAAAGACGAGCTTCATGTCAGAATGGCATCAACAAGCAAATGCGTGGCACGATCGGACAAGACGGCACTTTGGCGGCTCGGGTAGACGTTTGGTCCCATGAAATCCAGCCAACGAGAAGTTATTATGAAGAAGTTCGTTTTGGCGCTGGCCATCATAGCTGGCATTACAGCGCCGGCTTTTGCTGACGGACGTTCGTCGTCTGCCGTGAGGAAGTTCGAACGCGAGAATCCCCCCTCCGGCCCTCGCAGAGATTATGTGATTGACCACATAATTCCGCTCAGGAATGGCGGCACCAACGACCAAAAAAACCTTCAATGGCAGACGATACAAGATGCCAAGGAAAAAGACAGAATCGAGTGTGACGGGCATCGGTGCGGGCGCTGATTGGTGAGGGCGCGTCATGTTGCGTCGCGAAGGCGATGGCGATGCCGGATGGCGGTCATCGTATTTGCCGAAACGATCCGCCCCATGAAGCTGCCTACCCGCCCAATTCCTTGAGCGTCTTCTCGATCGTCTTCTGATCGCCCTGCGCCCCGATGGCGGCGATGGCGAGATCGTTCGCCCGTTCCATGCGGTCGAGCTGCTCGCCAAGTTCGAGGTAGGCCGCGACTTGGCGCGGCGTCAGCGTCATTGCAAAGTCTGGTGGGAATCCGCGTCGTCCGAGGGCGACGACGGCGAGGGCGATTTCCGCAAGCGGACCTTCACGGTCTTTGCTCCTTCGCCCGCCCCGCCGATGAGGCCCGTCAGATCCTCGACGAAGGAGCCTATTCCGTTTGGGAACGTCAGCCCGAAAATGGCCTTGAGGAATTTCATCTGGTGCTCGGGCAGCAGCTTGGCGGCGTGCTGCTCGTAGGCCTCGTCCGTGAGATGGCCGCATCCCGCCGCGATGATCGGCCCGACCGCGGCGCCGCAGCCTTGGATCAGGCGCGGCAGGAAGTTGTCGCCGGATGCGCCGCTGGCCAGCGATTTCAGTTCGGGGAACCGGGCCACGATCGACGCGATGGCGTCGACCGAAACGCCATGCACCTTGACCCGCAGGCCGTTGATCTTGACGACCTCGACCGCCGTCGACGGTGCGATATCCAATAGGTCAGCCATGCTGTTTCCCCTCAAGATGACACGGTATCATCCCGGATCGTCCAGACTCCGAAGTCTCCACCTGGCCCCTTCTGCACCTCGGCCTCGATCTCGATCACCGTGAAATCGTCCGCGTCGGTGATGAAGCTGAAATCACCGGACGGAATGAACGAAACGGTGGCGAGGAAGTCGACCTGCTGGCCAACGTCATTGGTGCCGACGACCTTGATGTCGCCGACGAACTCGGCCTTCGACAGGCCGCTCAGGGTGATGTTGCCGTCGCTGTCGGTGCCCGTATCGGCCAGCGCGAAGAAAGCCAGATTGAGCCCAGTGATCTCGTCGAGCGTCACCTTGATGGTCGCGCCGACCTCGGTGATGGCGGTGAAGTCCTTGGTCTTGATACCCTCGCGGGACGAGAAGTGCTCTTTTTTGGTGACCGTCGGCGTGTAGATGAACTTCGGTGCATTGCCGAGGTCGGTGAAGGTCGAGCCGCCGACTTCCTTGAACGACACGATGCCTTTGCCGATGTGATAGTTCTGGACATTGGGTGACGTGGGCATGGCTCATAAGTCCTCTATTTTGAGTGCGTACTTGAACATGAACTGAGCGCGCAGCGCCCCCTGCAGCGAGCGTCCCAAGCCGAGGTCGGTCTGGCATCCGAGATAGCGGATTGCGCCATTGCCATTGCGTCCGGTCTTGACGATCTGCTCGTTCAGCTCGGTATCGTTCAGCACCCGCTTGATCAGCTCCCGCCGGAGAGTGGTCAGATCGGACCCGACCTCGTCCGCCTGCTGTGCGATGACGATCTCAGGATGCATGCGAACCATGGTTGGCCGATTAGATGGGTGCATCGATCGATCGGAGGCGTCGTCGGTTTCCTCGTCGCCATCGAACACGAGCGCCGCCGGCAACAGCTCCTCGGGGATTTCGGTATTGTTGCGCTGGGCCGACTTGATGTTTGGAATGCTGGCGACCACCACGAGCAGCCGGGCCAGGATGTCCTCGCGAACGTCAACCAACGGCATCGGCCTTCAGCGCGAACCGCACCTCGCCCAAGTCCTCACCGTTCGGGCTGCCCCTCAACTCCCAAGAACGAACCACCCAGGTGCGGCCGTTGAAGGCCAGCACCGCGTCGGCATAGTCGGCGCGCGCTATGCCCTTTCCGGCGAGTTCGGGAATGCGGGCAAAGGCGCCCGGCCCGACGTTGCGCACGTCGGCAGGTGTCCCGCCGCCAGGCGAGATCGGCAGCACGTTCGGCCGCGTGTCGTCGATCACGGTGATCTCGGCCCCGGTATCGGCTCCCGTCACGGTCAGCACTGCCGGCACGCCGAGCACCGCGTACACCGGGTCGTACATCAGTGCGCTGTAGTCGATGGTCACGCCAGCCACGCCTGCTTCACCCAGTGATCGCGGGAATTGTGCGGTTTGGCTTCGGCGCCGAAGATCAACAGCGAAGCGTTTTTTTGGAAACCGTCGCGGCAATATGAGAAGAATCCTTGCGGCAGCATATCCTGCAAAGACCTGGCGCTATCGTCGATGTGCTCCATCACGCGCTGGTCGCCATAGCGGACGTACATTGGTATCAGCGCCGATTTGTTTGCCATGAACTCATCGTAAATCCGGCGACCATAGTTCGGCGCAAGCGCAATGATGCATGAGCTGTACTTGCATGGTCGCTTCAGGTGCGCCGGCGTGAAGCTGTGACAAATGGCGAACTCGGTCTCCAGCGCGAGCAGCGGATCGATGTTGCCGTTCACCACGGTGTCGAGATCGAGATAAACCAAGCGCTCGTTGCCCCGCCAATCCGGATTGAAAAGCGCCATCTTGGCCCACCATCCGGACAGCTCGACGGACAAGTTCTCGACGCCCGGCCAGGTCTCCGGCTGGTCGGTGAGACACATGAAAGAGCACTCTACGCTGCTGTGGCGTTTGACGCCGCGGACCAGCCGCTCGACGTATTCCGGGCCGTACTTGGTCCCGGTGCGCACACACGCGACGATCATACATAAATGCGCATGTACGCACTCAGCAGCCCGGCGGCGGTATCGGCTGCCGCCTGCAATGGCGCGGTGGGTGCGGCCTTACCGAGTACCTGAAGCGGATCGTAATACTGCACGATGGTATCGCCATGCCGGACCATCCGGACGCCGCCGGTGGCGTTCAAGCGCTGCTGCAGCCGCGCTGCCTGGATCAATAGCGTGGCCGCTGCCTTGATCGCCGGCGGTGCGGCATCGGGCAAGAGATAGCCGCCGCTATAGGTCACGGTGACGGGCTCGGTCCAGGCGCCTTCGATACGCATCTTGCCGGACAGGTTCTCGATCTCGTAGCTCGCCGGGTCGAGGATGTTGCCGCGCGGCGATTCCACCGAGACGATGTCGGCGTCGGCGACCGGATAGTGCGTCAGGAACAGGCGCGGACTGTCGAACGGCATTGAGTCGCCGCGCCAGGTTTCGGCGACCTGCTCGTAGGCGAACACGCGCTGGCACATCGTCGCGATGACGTCGCTGTACTGATCGATCCACATCTGCAACTGCGTGTCTTCGCTGGTATTGCTCGGCGGCAGGCCGAGGATGCTTTTGATCTCGTCCAGCGTGACGAGCGCATAGCTGTCGGCCGGCGCCAGCACCTTGACCCAAACGTCGGCCATCACCGCCCCTCGTGGAACTGCTCGAACAAGGCGCGAAGCTCGAGCGCCGGCGCCTCGCTGTTGTCGGACATGACCGGCTGCGCCGTGTAGGCCTCGCGGTCGATGCGCCAGCCGATGATGGTCGGCGCTGCCATCCCGCGCTCGCCACGCGCGCCAGGAGCCCCGTGGTCGCCCTTCGGGCCGGGCTTGCCCGGCTTGCCCGCCGAGGCGATAAGCTGCCAGGCGGGCCCCGGACATGGGCCTGGGGCATCCTGGCGAGCAATGAAACTTGACCCGCCGAGTGCAACGATGTCGAGCGCCGTATAGGTTTCGCCTTCGGCGAAGGTGCCGCGCACCGTTGGCATCGCAGCATCGCGGCCGGGTCGTGCCAGACAGGTCCAGTCAGCATGACCGGGCGCTTGCCCGGTGTCGCGGGTAGCCTGGAAGGTGCCGCCGGCATGGGCGACGACGGTTCCCGCGTAGTGGACGATCCCGGGTGTCCAGTCGCGCGCCACCGGCAACGCCCCGGGCTTGCCCTCTGGCCCGGGTTCGCCGTCCTTGCCATCGATGCCGGCACGCCCCGCCGGCCCTGCTGATCCGGCTTTGCCGGCTTCGCCGCGCTCGCCAGCAGGCCCGCGCTTGCCCTCTGGCCCCGGAGTCCGTGCAAGCGCCCGCACCTCGAGGAGCGCCCGCTGGGCCACAGCAAGACAGGTACTAAGCCCGTCGAGCAGCGAATATTTCGGGCCAGGAGTGGTCATGCTGCCAACATCCAGACGATAGCGGCGGCTTCATCATCCTCGACGAGGTCATGTTGCCCGGAAGCAGTGCCCACGAGGTTGATAAGCCGCGCCGCACTTGATCCAGCCGCTTCGCCAACGAGGCCGCGCAATAGCGCCGCCGCCTCGCCCGCAATAACGACGACGCCATGCGCCTCGCCCTCGATCCGGGGCAGAATGCCATGGCCGGCGCCCTCGACCGGGAGCGGCCTCTCTGGCGGATAGTAACCGCCGCCGACAGTGATGCTAATCGGGACAGGCACAACACCGGCGAATGCCGCAGTGTCCGCACCTTCGACGGCATCGAGCGAGCCGATGATCTCGCCGGCCGCAGCGACGATGCCGGCTGCGGCAAATACATCGGCCTGGTCCGTTGCGGCGAGCGTACCGATGAGACCGACCGCGCCCGCAAGGGCAGCAACATCTGCCGCCTCGATCGCAGCCAGCGCGCCGGCGATTACCGGCGCCGAGATCGTTCCGGCAAAGGCAGCGGTATCGACGCCTTCCGTTATGGCGAGCGCGCCGATAAGGCCGGCCAGTCCGGCGATTGCGGTTGTGTCGGCCGCTTCGGTTGCTGCAAGCGTGCCAAAAAGGCCGGTCAGTCCCGTGATCGCTGGGGTATCGCCGGCCTCGGTTGCCACCAGCGTGCCCACGACCTCTTGCAGCGTTCCAACGATCGGATGGCCATGATTGGTATGGACCTTGCCGCTGCTTTGCTCGGTGGTGTGAACGACGTTTTCGTCGCTAACGAGGTGGGCGGTCATGTCGCGTGCGTGATCGTCGCCGAGGTGATCGTGACAGTTTGTCCGATCGCTATTGACACCGAATTCAAGTTGATATCGGCGCCACTAGTGCCGACCGTGAGGTTGTTCACTTTGGTGGTGCCGCCGCCATCCTTAATGCGCGCCACCGCCGCGGTGCCGGCAGCGGTGGCAATCCCCGATTTAGGCGCCCCTGCCATGGTGATAACACCGCCCGATTCCGTGAAGCTCGGATCGGACAGCGTGATGGTGACGAGCGTAGCGGCAAACGACGCCGTGCATATCTCGATGTAAGCAGGCGAAGCATTGGCATCGATCTGCAGGATCGTGGCGGCCATCCGAGCCGTTTTCGTCGCTGCATCGTAATTGACCGCCATTTACGGCATCCCCAGGCGGAAAGATGTCAGCCGCACCGGGCCGTTCCGATAAATGCTGGTGGTGTTGAGCTTGATGACCGCATCGGATTGTTCATCTCCGACATCGCAAGAAAACACCTCGCTGCCGTCAGCAGCGATAACGCGCGCGGACGAGGCATTGCCCTCTGCAAGCGCGGCGTCTTCCTCGGCGATCTCATTGAATACCAGCTCGGCGCCTCTGGCGGCATCGGCTGCCGGATCGGATAGTTTGAGCACCGCGAGTGTTTCTCCGTTATCCGACGACAGCTCGATGGTGCCGCCGTCCATCATGGTGGTCAGCCGATCGAGTATCGCGTTGCTGGCGGCTTCCGAAAGATTGACGATCACGACTGCGGCTCATAGATCGGCACGAGCGCGCCATTCTCGTCCCGCTCGATGCGCAGCACCCGCCCTGACGGCATGCGTTCGCCGATCGGCGGCAACTCGTGCAACAGGCGCGCCGCACTTGCGACCTGCTCGGCCAGCTCGGGCGGCAGCAAGATAGCGTCGGCATTCTCGCCCTTCTCGCCGGGCAGTCCTGCGTCGCCTTTCTCGCCGGCCGGTCCTGCCGGTCCTGGCGCGCCATCGGCACCGTCCTTGAGCCTGGCGGCGATCGCCTCGACCTGTTGCGTCAGGCTCGACCGCAGCTCGGCCGCCTCGGCCTGCAATTGCAGGATCGTCGCCCTGGTCTGCGCCTCGGTCAGTTCACGGTGGCGTTCCCATTGCGCGCGCTCGGTGTAGAGCGCCTCGGCGAGCGCCTCGCGCCACGCGTCAAGAAGCAGCGCGTCGTCGTCCGATCCGGTCGGCATTGGCAAACAGGTTTCGGACCTCTCGTGCAATGTCATCGCGGTTGCTCTTTTGCGGAGGCGTTGCGGGAGCCGGCGGCGCTGCGGGAGGAGGCGGCGCCGCCGGCGCAGCTTGGATCTTCCCGACTTGGCTGAGCGGGACGACCTGCTGCTGGACGCGCGGCTCGTCGCCGAATTCGACGCTATCGAGACCTTCCATCTCGCGCGCCTCGTTTGGCGCGTAGATGCCGCCCTGAACGCCGCGGGCCAGCGACTCGATGCGATCTTTCTGCGCCGAGCGTAAAAGCGCGCCGGTGTCAAACTCGACATATTCGTCCGGCACGCCCGAGAGCTGGAAAAGGTTTCCGATCGATTCTTCGATGTGATTGAGCGCGAAGCCGAGACCGGACGCTTTCCAGCCTTGCATCAATGCTTCGGTCGACGAGAACGTCGCGCCACCAAACCCAAGGATCTGCAGCGGTATCCGATACACCAGTGCGATGTTCTCATTCGACAGCTTGAGAATGTCCGCGGTGGCCGCTTCCCTGCCGGCCGACGTCCATGGCTGGACCTTGAGCCCTGAAGTCAGAATCGGCGTGCCGCCCTGGTGCAGACCCTTGGCCTGTTCGTTCCAGCGGTCGCGCAGCGCCTGCAGTTGGTCCTTGTCCATCGTGAGGTCGGTCGTAAGTACCGCGCTCGGCCGCGCCTCGTTCCGGTAATACGCGTATTGCTGATTCATGATCGCGGTGCTGACGCCGATATCGCTGTAAGCAGCGACCAGTGGCGACTCGCCGACGAGCGGAGTCGGCATGCGGTGGCGCACCGTGTGCAGCTTGATATGCAAGACATCGCGCTGCGGCACGAGCAGCGCATCGGCGCCGAGGCGCCGCTGAATGACATCGTTGCCGTACAGTTGATAGAAAACCTCGCCATTCGTCGCGAGCCGCGGACGGGAATTCATCGGGTCCATCAAATGGAGCTCGTCGATCTCGAAGCGGTCGTTGCGCAGCGCGAGCGCATAGGCATTGCCTTCGAGGTAGAGCGACCGCGTCACGTTCAGCATGAAGTCGCTGATCGATTGATAATCGTTGGGATAGCGCAAGAGGCGGGAGAGGGCGGAGGACTTGACCCGCTCCCGGCCACCCTTGGCGTTCAGCCGCCAATGATCGCCCGGACACATCGCGATCGTCTGGGCGTATGCCGAAACGCA